GTTCGCGGCGTTCTCGTCGAATTTAGCCTTGAATGTTTCGTCGGTGAGGTCGGTTCTATCTTCGGGATTTGTGCCAAGGTTCTCTATGATATCCGTTGCCGCCGTATATCGAGTCAGTGCCATTTAATCACCTACTTTCTGAATTTGCCGCCTTCGGTGTACTCAATCAGAATCTTGTAAAGTCCGAAGGTGTTGTTTAAAAGTGAATTCTCAAATCTGAACTGTATCTTGTCCTGGTTCTTTTCCTTGATTTTTGAGCCTAATGTTTTCGGGGAAGTGTCCGTGGAAAACGAAAATTCTGAATTGCTCAAAACACAAGTTGAATTGCTCAAACTGGAAAAATTCGCTTCGCCTGTGTAGTCTTTGATTACGTTCCATTTTCCCGTTATGTAGGCAGAAATCCTTACGCCTGTAAAGAGCGCGCTTGCTAATCTCACGGCGATATAGACAAAAGTTTTTTTATCGGCAAAACTCTTTCCATCCAAAACGGGAGTATCCCACCATGCAGAAATTGCATGTTTTTCTCCGTTTTCGTCCTCGTCATAGGGCAGTCCGGGAACGAACTTAAAGATTGCTCCGCTTGCTGTGCCGAAATGGAGCTGTCCGTTTTCTTCCCACAGAATTCTCGCGGATATGTCGGGGAAGTAGTACCCTTCATACTGCCTGTGAGAAAGAGGTCTTTCCTTCGATACGGAATACTGCATGGAGTCTAAAACATAGATTGTATCTGCGCAGGCAAGATAATAAAATCTGTCAAAGGCGCAGGCGTACGCGTTTTCAAGGTTTTGTTCTTTCTTAAGTGCGCCCGAAAGGTAATAGCTTCTTTCCTGTGAAAATCTTTCTCCCAAAACGTCCGACGGCGTGACCGCGCTTATGTTCATGTCTCTCGTCACGTACATTGGTTCGTTTTCCAGAGTGGCGAATGAGTGCTTTGCAAGCGCCCCCGCGGTCTGATATGAGCCTTGAGACACGAACACGATTTGATTATCAATCAGTGTTCCGCTTCTCAAATTGGTGTTGTCGTCGTTCTCGGCGTTGTCCTTATGGGTTACAAGATAGTCACGGACTATGGAGTAATTCACGATCTTTGAGGAGTCCTGCCCGATTACCGAGTAAGATAAATCCCCAAAGTAGGTCGGGTCGTTCATCTCCGAGCAGTAGTCGTAATGGGGTAAATCGGGATTTCCAGCCACGAACAGTCTGTCTCTTGCCCCGTTTAACCCGTAGATAATTTAAACGTCGCATTTATTGATTCTGTCTGCGTAACCCGTGATGGTTTTGGCGTAGGTTATGTAAATGTTGTCCTCGCCTTCGATCGGAGAAACCCCAGGGGCTTCGCCAAATGTCACTTGTCCCAGCGTGCGGTTGACTGTGAAATGTGTATCTTCCGTCAACGGCGAAAACGTGCCATCCACGTTCATTTTTTCGATTGTCACTGTGTCGGCATCAATGTTAGTGGCCGTCAACTGGTAAATCTTGTCCGACACTGTCCCGGCGAATTTCTCCGTCCGCTTCTTTTGAAGCATGTTGATCGGCTGTAAAACAGTTCCGCCGCCTGTAGGCGCACGGGCAATGATGATTACAGGAATCGTGCCTGTGTTCTCAACTGCCGTTATTGTGGATCCGTCGAAACATAGATACTTTTTCCCGTCCAGAATCCACAGTTTCCCGTTCATCTGCTTTGCAACGGAGATGTTGTCATTAGCCCCTGAATAAAGTTCTGACGGGGTTTCTCCGTCGAGGTATATCTTTGTGCCGGCGTGAACGATTTTCTTTGTGGCAGTTCCGTGTAAAAAATGAACCCCGTTAATCTGCGCCGGATAGGTTTTGACTAACTGAATCCCATCCCTTTTTTTGACTTTACCCACCTCATCGCGAATCATGTTCGGACAGGAAGGGGAGCGATTTTTAGCGACGTTGTTCGGTGCGTTTATGAGGTCTGCGCCGAAGAAGGTTTCGATTGTTTCTTTCTGTTTTTCGGGTTGTTTTGGCACGCTATAAGCCATTTAATCACCAGCTTTCGTAAATGTGCGTAAATTCAATCGTTGATTTATCTTCGTTGGATTTTAAATTTGCGAGGCCGTCTGTATACATGTTGAGCCACAAAGTACAGAATCCGGCGTTATCGTCGAGGTAAACTCTTGCAGCCGTATAAAGTTTCAACAAGCCTTCAACTTCCGGGTCTAAGTCAATCTCGGTATTGTCTGTCGTGCTTGCTGTGATTTGTGTCGGATAAGCATTGTAGTAAACTGTCCACGTTCCGACTTTTGCACTTGGCAAAACAAAAATCTTGTTGGCTTCAACCTTGTAATCTAATGTAGGTTTGTACTCTTCTCCGTCGTCCAAATAAACCTTGTTATTTCCGAACTCATAGAAATCTGGGACCAGTATTGAGAAGTCATATTTCTGAACCAATCCGCTTCCCGTTCCGTCCTGCGTGATATCAAGAGACTTGATTTTATACTTGCCTTTTGTGCGAAGTTCATTTAAGCCATCATTAATAATGCTCGGCATTATGTTTAGATAAGAAGCCGTACTTGTGTTCGAAGCAAGAGTTGTCCCAGAAGTGGCAAATATCATTTGCAGAACTGACAGCTTAATATCGCCGTATGTACTCATTTGTTCACCTCCTTGATGTTATAGTTGACTGCGCCTACGTGTCCGCATAGTATTGATGTATCTAAATAAACCTTATATCCGGCTTTCTGTGCTTTTCTGCAAAAGTAAATATCCTCGCCCATGTTCGGGGAGTATTTAAACCACGGCTTTTTAATGTTGCGGAATATATCAACCTTTGTCAGCACGCACCCAAACCCCACACCGTCGATTTCCATGAGCTGTTCGGACTCCCTGATTTCTGCCAGAGGGATATCCTCATAGGTGTCTTTTGCACCTTTCTTGAACCTCTTGGCAACAGCGTTTTTGCCGCCGATGATTTTATAAGCGTACACTCCCGAAACAATGTCTTTGTCGTGGCTTAATAGCTGAATCAGAGTGTTTTTAGGAATAATCATGTCAGAGTCAATCCACAGAATGTAGTCGTATCCGATTTCCAAAGCGTGTTCGACTATCAAATTCCTTGATGCGTCTATCGAGTAGGATTGAGGGCAAAACACCCCGATTCTTGCGCCATCCGGTCTATCCATGCCGATAATTGAAGCGGCGCATTGGATTTCTATATCTCGTGATGTTGGTATTGCTATTAATGTTTTCATGTTTCCTCCTTCGTGTCTGTGGGTAACGCCCCCACCTAGTCTATTGACACGATAAAAGGGGAGTTTCCTCCCCTCTGTTACGGTAATACTACCGCTGCTACCTGTAAGGCATTGGTGTTTGTGGTGGACTTGTCCTTAATCAGAATCTTACCCTTGTTGCCGCCGGACATCTGTTTGAATGCGCCTGACTCGACCACAATTACAACCTCGCTGGACTGAGCAATCGGAATTTCAAGGTCTTTTACGCCCTGTAATCCGTTGCCCTTAGAGATAACCGCCGTATGGGTTGCGCTGGTGATTGAGTTCTTGATGTGAATGCAGATTTTCTGGTCGTCCTTCCCTGCGTCCACAAGGCAAACGTCATTTGTGGGAATCTGAACGAATGCGCCCATAGCGGTTGCGGCGTTTCTACCGATTACTGCGCTGGTTACTGCTGCTGCTGTCATCCTATTTCACCTCCTTATTTGTGCGCCTTGATGACGTACAGTTCCTTAGGTCTAACTACTTTGATACCGTATACATTCAAGCCTTTGATCGCGTCGGAGAACAGCCCTTCGGGACGGTACGGCTCAACCTTGTCGATCTGGTTGACATAGGCGACAGCCTTCTTGGTTCTGACCAGGCAGTAGTAGTCGGTTCCGTCGTTGTAGAGGTTGTTTGTTACTCTGACTCTCACGCCGTCGTACCGGCCCATGATGCCTTTGCGGAGCATTTCGGTATTGTCGGTATCGAGGTCTATGTACTTCTCTTTGAGATACGCATAGACGAAAGGCGGGATCTCCATTACTACATCAGCGTCAAGAGGTACGTCGTTCTCCCTCAGTTTCAGGATCGCCGCGTCGATAGCTGTTTTGGCCAAAGATGCGGAATTAATCTGTGTAGAGGTTGAAGTTGTCCCTGCGTTCTTTCCGGCGATTTCCGCAATGTCAGAATCAATCTGCAATGCCATTGCGAGAGTGGCCTCTTCCATGAGGGCTTCCATCAGGCCGGGTTTTGACTGCGCCTTGTCCACATCGTCAACCATGAAGTTGAAATACTTCGCTTTGTCGATGGTCAGGAATACAGACGAATCCTGCACGGTTTCAGGTGTTCCGATGTCCGCGCCGGTGTAGTTGCCGATTGACGGTCTACCTACTCCGAGAATCTTTATCTGGTTCCCGTATTTGGCCTCTCCCTCGAACTGCCTGTTACAGAAGTCCGCAAGGATGGCCTTCTTTTCCAGTTCATGCTGGATATATTTCGACCAAAAGGTCTGTTTAAAATTTGCGTATGCCAATTAAAATCACTCCTTTACCATTTGAGCATTGATTTTCTGATCGCCTCCATGATCTTCGGATTGTCGTAGGCTTCAGGAGGCAGCTTGTCAACCTCTTCCTTGGTGTAGAAGTCCTTTTCTTTGGCAGATGAGGAATTGACCGCGCCGATGTCTTTCGGTACGGGTTTGGTTTCCCTCTGCCGTTTCACCATCAAAGCATCGTAGGCTAACGTTGGGTCTTTCAGCGCGCTCATCAGGGCAAAAAAATCGTCCCCGAGATCGTCGATGCTCTTGAGGGACTGGACTTTCTGATCGTTCGGATAGGCTGACTTTAACTTTGCGAGGTCGTCGGCTTTCAATTTCTCGATTGCCAGCGACTTATATGTTTGAACCTGTGTTTCAAGTTCGATAAGTTTCGCATTCTCCGCTTCCAATGCTTCACGCTGTGCTCTGGCTTCCTCTTGAGAAATGCCTTGCTGTTGTGCGGTGAGCATGTCCGCTATTTCCTCGGGCGAACCCTCATAGCCGTAACTCTTTAAGGCTTGCAATAGGCGTTCGTTTTGGGCCTTTACTGCTCTCGCCTCGGCTTCGTACTTTCTGCGAATTTCTGCGAATTTAGCGTTTTCCTCTGCGCTCTGAACCTTCGCGACGGGTTCTGCTTCGGGAGTTTCAACTTGCGTCTCTTCTCCTTCCACAACTTCGCTTGTAGTGGCTTCGGCCTCTTGAGGCTCCACGACAGCCTCCTGCACGTCGTTTACCGTGTTTAAAATGTCTTCCATTCCGTTCTCCTTTCTTGGATTTTTGCGCTATCCAGCGTATTGGTGATAACGGACAATAAAAAAAGAGCCTACCCACTCCGTTAGGAATGAATAGGCTCAATGGCTCATTATGATGTATTTAATTATCGTTTCATCATTTGCTCAAAATCTTTATGTTTCAAGCATGTGTTTTCATTTGCGATTATGCCCTCGTCTGTTACGATGAAAAACTCTCTGCATCTTCGACACATAATTCTTATTCTGCCCTCAATAAATCCATCTAGTTGAAATAGGATTATGTGTCTGTGACATTCGGGACATATGATTGCTTTGTACTGGCTCATTATTTGCTCTCCTTTGCATTTTCAAGCGTTCGGCGCGCTTCTTCCCTGTAATTGAGTATGTTGATTATACTATCGGCAAACGATAACTTTAGTCTGTCGTTTGATTTCTTTTTCCACTCATCACCGATTCCCCTGTCTGTAAGCGCCTCATTCATGGATATTTTTGTTTGCTTATATTGCTCATATGCCTGCATAAGTTGCGCTAAAGCGGTTTCGTCAATCAGTTTTTGGAGTTCTTGGCTCATATGCTCACCTCTTTTCTAACACGAAATAAAACTTTCCGTTTATCTCTTTGGCGTAGATGGTTTTAAAGCTCACCTTGTAGATATTGCGGAAGTCACTCATTGAGGTCTGCCCGACTTGGCTGTACTGCTCTTGGTCGAGAAATATCAGCGTTTCCTTTGAAATCATTCTGCGGTGTGACGGATCTCCCCATACCCATACCCCT